GGATCAAATACCGCGATCACCGGAGGGTACACAAGTACCGCCAGCACGACGTACCAAGAAGGAAGTTCAAGCTCAACTTCAACAACTTCTACTACAAACAATAATTCTTACACTGGCGACACACGTACAGTTCCATCCGCATCAGCGCCTGGAATTTCGGCCATGTCGCAGGACCTTTGTACTGTAGGAGTCTCTGCCGGAATACAAAAACCATTAATAGGTGCATCTATAGGTATTACAAAGCGTGATATGAATTGTGAAAGAATGAAACTATCCAAACTATTGTTTGATTTTAACATGAAAGTTGCGGCTGTATCTATACTTTGTCAAGACGCTAGAGTTTTTCAAAGCATGATGCATGCGGGAACTCCGTGCCCATTCAATGGTAAAATAGGAGGAGACGCCCTAGAAGAATGGAATAAATATGATCAGCAACGTCCAGACTATGAAGAATATGTATCAGCTTTAAGATACATGGAAAAAGTTGATAACGAAATATTGGAGGGGTTAGATGATAAAGAAAGCTATATACTTGACAGTAATGGCGAGCCTACTAACGTTCTCAAGTAGTGCTGATACTGTAGTCACTAATGATTTTCCAAATCCAGGCGACACTACGACTACTACAACTATTACAACAGGTAATCCTGTAACCACTGGCAATCTATTATCACATCAATGGAATGATGGTACTTGGACAGGAACTATGTTTCCAGATAGTTCTGATATAAATGAAAATATATATTTGACTGGTAAGGATGGCGCGTTCGCAGAATCTACAGTTAATTCTCAAGACATATTAACAGAACAAGAATTGCAACAAGGTTTAACTTCAACCCTAACAGCTAAGGTCAGGTGGTGGAATAAGTGGGATAGCACCATCGAAATGAAACAAACTGCAACTAATGGAATTGATACAACTACCCAAACTATAATTCTACAGGATACCACCAACCATAATAATCAATTTAATTCTCACACTAACACTTTAATTATTGCACCTGATGAAGAAAACTCACACGGTACACTAACTACAAGATTTACATTTGATATAGATAATGCAGCAGGCACTTGGAATAATGGCCACAGCGGTCCGGATATCATAGAGCCTGACTTAAGACTTAATTATTCTTCTCTTAGTACAACCACTGTAACAGACACAGTGTTTTGTTATCAGAAGACTCCTCCAACCTGTCCGGCCCAGCAGGAGCTAGCAGACGTTGAAACTTTCTTAGATACCTTTGAAGAAGACCTATATCTAGACGATATATATGTTTATGAAGAGGAGTATTTTATGCCGGAGGAGGTGGACATTGAATACTCATTCAATACTGAAATCTTTGAGGAAGATGAATTTGAAATAGAAGAGGACTATTTAACACTTGATGAATTTTTTTTTGAAGACGATTACTATCAAGACGACTATTACGAAGAGCCTTTCATGGAAGAATTTTTTCCAGAAACTCTTGCCTTTGAGGAAGTAGAGTTCTTTGATGAGCCTCCACCAATGGAGATGTTTACTGAGTTACCACCAATAGAAGAAATGTATTTTGAAGATGAGTACTTTGAAGAAGAAATGTATATGGAGGTATTTACAGACGAAGCTTTCATAGAAGAGTTTGATGAGATGTTTGATGAGATGCCAATGGAAGAAATGAATGTAGAAATGGCAGAAGAGATGTTTGAGGAAATGTTTGAAGAATACTTTGAGGAAGAGCCACCAATGGAACTAGTTGAAGAATTTGCAGAAGAGTTTAAAGAAGAACCAGTGAAGGAAGAAGAGCCCCTGGAAGAGGTAGCCTTGGTCGAGGAAGAGCCGGTGGAAGAGGAACCACTTGAAACAAAACCTGTTAAAGAAGAACCAATTGAGGAAACAAGCAATGAACAGATTGAAGAGCAACCCAGTAGCGAGGAGCCTATTGCAGGCGAGCCGGAGGAGACAACAGACGTTGCCGAACAAGAAGAAGTTGTCGAGGAACCAGTTGAAGCACCAGGACAAGAACCTAGCGAAGATGTGGAAGTTGATCTAGACATTAAAGTAGCAGCACTAGAAAAGGTTATACAAAGCAAAATATCTAATGAGATGCAGAGGGTTTCATTAACCCTGGATGCAGTTAACCAAATAGTGGCTAAAGAAATGGTGGCTAATCAGCCAGATATGTCTAGTTATTTCAATATGAACGCAGCTTTATTTGATACTCGCCAATTACCTAGTGGGGATCCGGCCTTCTTCATGCAGGTCAGCCTAGACAGCTATAATAAAACTATCTATAATACACAGGCAAATCTTGTAGCAACTGATCCAGTGGTTCAGTATCAGATTAAACTTAATAAAGCGCAGCAAGCTACAGATGCTGCTTATATAAAATTAAAAGGATTAATGGATGCCAGATCTAATTAATAAACTTAGCACATATGCAAGCCTCGTAGGCGTTGTTTGCGCCATCGGCGGAGGATTTTATGCCTGGGGTGAATTTCAGACAAGATTAAATGCACTCGAGGGAGTATCTTCAACTGATCTATCAGGAGTTCATGCAGAACTAAAAGAACTTCGTGAAAAGTTAGACATTAAAACTCAGGAATTACAATCTGAAATGAATGGAAACTTTATAGAACTATTAGATATGCAAGCTGCTGATCATAACGAGCTAAAAGATAAAATAGATGTTACTAGTAAAGACGTAGCAATCAATAGTGCAGCTGTTGAATATCTTGATGCAAAGATAAATGAATTAAAAGCAGCTAACGACAATCCATTACTAAACTAATGAAGCTCTCGGAATCGACCAGCATCAGCATGCCGGCCAAGAACCTTTTGGCCATTTTGGCCGCGGTCGCTGTAGGCACAATGAGTTTTTTCTCGATCCAGGAAAGATTAAATACTCTCGAGACAAATCAACAGTTAATGGCACAAGACATGGAAGCAGCTAATGAATTTATAGACGGGGTCCCCAAGGGCACCATGGTCAGTCCTCAAGTAAACGAGCTCTACATGTTGGTGGAATGGCTGTCAAAAACACAAGAAGAACTTCGTACTCATGTTAATGCAGAGATTCCAGAAATTTCAAAACTAAATATGCAACTACAATTTATAGAAGAACGTATGATAGATGTTGAAACACTAATTGATAAAATAAGACAGAATGGGTTATCACACTAATGAAAGAAACTTTATTTGTAGTATTATTAATTTTAAACGGAAATTTAATAGAGACGGTGCCGACTGAGGGAATGCACGATTGTCTTAAGACCAAACGTACGGCTACACAGAACATAGGAGAGGATCAAGCCGGAATATTTATGAAATGTATCCAGGTAGAGGCCGAGGTAGAAATAGACATGGGCCGAAAGAGAATTGTTAAGATCCTGACAGAGGATGTTCTTGGAAATTAGGATATACCTAGGGTTATTCATATTGACGATGCTATATATGTGGTCTACTACTTTCTAGATGGACTTAGTAGGTTTCGGACTTACTGCTCATGACAGCTCAGTAGCTGCATATAAAGACGGAAAGTTTTTATATAGAAAAGCAGAAAGACAGTTTAATCAAAAACACGCACACGGCGACATGGCATGGGCTCATTCTGTTTTAAAAGAATGGGACATTCATAAATATGAATTAGCTGAGTCTGTTTTATTGTCCGGTAAAAATCCCCAGAAACTAAAAGATGGAAATAGAATAGATCACCACTATTCTCATTTATTATCTTCTTCTAGAAAACTAGATGTACATTTAGTATTAGATGGGTTTGCTTTTGGTCCTGCTGATAATGTTATGGGGGTTACGCCCTACTCAGGTATGTTTAAAGTGGCCAACAGGCAAGTAGAAAGAATTTCTGAGTTTCCTGCAATCCCTGTGTTACTTAATAACTGCATAGAAGCTGAACAGTTTAATGCTCATGAGGATTTTAGAATGGACCTAGGAGACTTCTTTAATTTTTTAAGAGAGCTAAGAACTAATGGATTCCACAAAGACTTCAATAAACTTGTGCAGAACGTAGATTTTCCTGGTAAAGTTATGTCTCTTCAATCATATGGTAAACCAGACTACAACCAGGTAGAAGAGTGGAGAAAACTAATTGAGCACAGGAATGCAATTGTTCATCAAACGGTTATGTCTACCCCCTGGAGCATAGATAAGATAGCTACTTTGCATAAGTTTTGTGAAGAGATAACTATTGATAAGGCACAAATGTGCCCTAGCGAGTTTACTTATTCTGGCGGCATTGCACAAAATGTAGTTATTAATAGAGCTATGTTGGATGCACATTTAAAACCACACATCGATCCATGGTCTTATGACGGTGGTTGTAGTATAGGTGCATTGAATTTTCTCTTAGACAAACGTAATGTGGAAAGACATACAGACTGGGTACAAGATGATGAAGCTCCATTAGATTCACCTAGTGAGTACACACTTAAATTAGTAGCTCAGCTTATAGAAGATAATAAAATTGTTGGTTGGTATCAAGGTAATGGAGAGGTGGGCCCACGTGCACTGGGAAACCGCAGCATACTATTCAACCCAGCAAATAAAGATGCAAAAGAAAAAATAAATAAAATAAAACAAAGAGAGTGGTGGAGACCTTTTGGAGCAAGTGTTCTTGAGAGTCACTCATCAGAGTTCTTTGATATCCCAGTTAGTCGACACATGTTATTTAATTCTAAAGTTTTATACTCAGGCATACCTGGTGTAACTCATGTTGATGGGACATGCAGGCACCAGACAGTACCAGATAATGATACACCTTTTCAGTGTTTGTTAGACGTTGTGTATGAGTACACCGGAGTTCCTATAGTTCTTAATACTTCTCTTAATGCTAGAGGAAAACCTCTTTGTTCTACTATTGAACAGGCTATAGAGTTATTTAAAAATACTGAAATGGATGCGCTTTGTGTTGGAGATAGAATTTATACGAAATGAAAATATGTATTGTTAATCCTGGTAGATGTGGAGGCACACTAATGTTGTGTTATTTACATAGTAAACTACCTGGTTATGAAATGAAGTATGAAGTTACTACAAATGATCTACCTAAGTCGAAAGATATAATATTTAAATATCAGTATCTTTACACTCACGAGCCTTTAGAGGGGGCAGATAAGTATATTGTTTGTGATAGGAAAGATAGAGAGGCGTGGTTGTTTAGTACATATATGTCTTCAGTCAACAGCCATCACCATGGAGTTGTTAAAGACTCTTTTAAGTTTAATCATCTAGATTATAATGATTCTAAATTAGGAATGAATAAAGTATACGAGGAAATCTGGGTACCAGAAAGAGAAAGACTGTTAGGAGCTGGAGCAGACATGGTTTGGTATGAAGATATGAAAATAAAGGAAGACGTTTATCTAGGCTCTACAAAACTAGTACCAGTTTGGTCTTGTAAAAGAAAGTAAATTAACTTAATATTACTAATATGGGATTACCCAAACAATTATCAGAACAACAAAAGAAGTTCGCGGAGTTACTAGTTTATAATGAAGGACGTAAAACACCAACCGAATGTGCACTCGAAGCTGGCTATGCTGAAGGCAGCGCTCACGTCCGTGCTTCAGAACTTAGGAATCCTAACAAGTTTCCCCTCGTCGTCAAATACATCGGAGAGATCAGGTCTGAAGTACAAAAGAAATATGAAGTTAATTTTGAGAAACACATCACAGAACTCGGTCGCATACGCGAAGCGGCTTTATCTAAGGGAGCTTTTAGCGCAGCAGCGAACGCAGAGGTTGCAAGAGGAAAAGCAGCAGGACTCTACATCGAACAGAAAATAAGTTTAACAGGTAAGATAGAAGATTTATCTATCGAGGAATTAGAAAGTAAAATGAAAAAAATATATGAAGATAATAAAGTTTTAGTTGAAGGCGATTATAAAGTTATAGATGGCTAAGAAATGGAAGTCACATACAGAACACGATCCTGTGTTTCATGGTACCAGCATTGGTAGAAACCCAAAGTTTAGTTCTATGAATAAAAGTAAAAGAAGAAGTTTTAAAAAATATAGAGGACAAGGAAAAATAAGATGATGTATTGCCATAAAGACCCGGAAACAAAAGCACCTGTTTATATTGTAAAGGACGCGTTAGACCCTGTTGGAATGGAGGGTGTAATAAAAGGTTTGGATGATAAAACTCACGTAGCTACTCATCAACAGCAAGGTGGGATAACAGATGATACTTCTGGTCCAAGAAATTCCAGTGTTTATTTCTTTGAAGACCCTAAACTTAGAACAGTTATAAGTAATTATGTTAAAGTAGCTAATTACCAGGCTGGTTGGAGATATGATATTACAGGAAGTGAAGAATTCCAGTTTACTAAATATGAAGGGGATAAGAAGCAACATTACAATTGGCATCTTGATGGTGAAGGGGATGTATGGTCCGCTAGAGATTTTAGTCACCCTCCAAATAATTTAAGAGAGATAAATAATCCTGATTTAGTTGGTACTGTTAGAAAGATTAGTGTTTCAGCTGTATTAAATGATGATTATAAAGGAGGGGAGTTTGAGACCATGCACATCGAAGAAGGTAAAATAGTGAAAAGCACACTTAAACCCAGAAAAGGTGATGTGATTATATTCCCTTCTTTTTTACATCATCGAGTCAAGCCTGTGACAAAAGGAACCAGATATTCAATAGTGGCGTGGTATGCGGGGCCACCTTTTAAATGAGTTGGCATTGGTATAACACTAGAAAACTGATACAAGTTTTGGAGAGATTCTGTGAGTCTGAAGAAGGCGGAGACGCTAAAGTTCAGATGATATTACCTGAAGGTAGGAATCCTTTACAGAAAGAATTTAATATAAAGGAGATAAAACTAGTGGAGAATAAGCTAGTCGGCCCTTCATATGAGAAGTACCGATTGATGATTTTGGTGGAATAATGGCGTGGAATTTTAACCCACCACCAGAGAAAATAGACTTCGCAATACTTGTTTTAATCATATTAATTTTACTTTGAAAAACGAATCAAAACTTTGGCAAAAAGTTAAGAAATATACGCCCAATATTACATGGACACGCGTTGAATCTTGGGCATCTTTTGGCTTTCCTGATCTAGTTGGATACACTGAAAACAGGGGATTTTTTACAGTTGAGCTTAAAGTAACAAAAAGTAATAAAATAACCTTCTCACCACACCAAATTGCGTTCCATATTAAGCATCCCACGAATACTTTCATCCTTGCCGCGGTGCTCGGTCAAAGAGCCCCGAAACTTTATCCAGGGTCCGCGATCCGCGAGCTTGTGGACCTCGGGCTTGAGGCCCCCGGAGCTTGTGAGCTTGAGGACTGGACCGCGCTTGAGGCTTGCTTGCTGGCTTGAACGCTTGCGGCTTGCTCCCTTGCGCGCTTGCGCCTGAGCTTGTACCCCCACTTCCTGTAAGCTTCGTCAGGTGTCATGCCGTCAGGCACGTACCCCGGTCCGCGCTTAGTGCTTCCCATATGCTACGTTCTTGATGTCCTTGTCCCAGCATGCGCGGCAGCTCTTGCACTCGTTGCCCTGATCAGGCGCCGGGCAGGTCCTGCCAGCTGTTACTACTGTAGATGTTAAATGCCATGAACCAGGGGCCGGCCCGTCCACCTTCGTTGCGCTTAGGCGTATAGTCAGGTTGCGCGGGACGCGGTCCGCTGGTATCTTAGAAAGGAGCCCGGCTTCCCGTGTAGGGAGCCAGTGCGCCACGTCTGGGCTTAGCCTACAGACCTGGAATATTTTCAATAAGTGTTTAATGCTTTGTATGTCTCCGGAGTCATGCCAGCGGAAGAAGCGCGACTTCCTGGCGT